CGAGATAGCCGTGGGAATATCATCCGCAGATAAATTATTTTATTTAACTTTGAGAAGAATGGACGCAATATATCAATACAAGGCCGACACGATTGGGGCGCAAATAGTTGACGCCGACGCAAAGAAAGGAATCGTATCGGGTTACTTCAATAAGTTTAACAATGTGGACTCCGATGGCGATATCATTCGTCCCGGAGCTTTCGCCAAAACAATATCGGAGAACGGACCAACGTCCCGGCTTCCGAGAATCAAGCACCTGATGAATCACGACCCGAGCCAACCCCTCGGGAAATTGACAAGCCTAAAGGAGGACTCCTATGGGCTTGCCTATGAAAGCACCATCGGTACACATAACCTGGGTCGTGACTTCATCAAAATGGTGGAGAGTGGATTGATTTCGGAGCATTCCATAGGCTTTCGGATTATGAAGCGCAACCAGCTCCAGTCCTTTGAGGACTACCAAAAAAATCCTTCAGCTGGCTGGTTTGAAATCACCGAGCTGAAACTTTACGAGGGCAGCTCGTTGACCGCATGGGGTGCAAACCCATTGACGCCGATAACCGGGCTGAAATCGGAGTTTGACGTGGAGCGTGTGATTGCGCAGACGAAAGCGATTGAGAAATTTTGTCGCAATTCCGACGCAACCGATGAGACCATTGAGGCTCTGCTCCTGCATTCAAAACAACTCGCGCAATTGATACTCGACATAAAAGCACAGACCACCCTGCCGGACCATAAGTCCACAGAGCCGGAGACGCTGAACATGGCCGAGTTGATACGCGACTTTACTAATCAAATAAAAACCGCTTAAAATCCAACTAATGGAAAAGAAAGAACTCATCGCTGAGCTTGAGGGTTTGAAATCTACCCTCGAGACATCTATTAGCGAAAAAACAAAATCCGAAATTGCTGACCAGCTGAAATCGGTAGTTGCACAAGTTGACGAAAAACTTAACGCGTTTAAGAATGGTAACGATTCAGCCGAAGCCGTGAAGGCTATGACTGAGGAGGTGGTAAAGCTCAAGTCCGAGCAGACCGCCATCCTGAAGGCGTTTGACCTGCTGCAAACCCGCGTAAAGGGTACAAAGTCAAGCAAGGAAACCAAGTCATTCAGCGAGTCATTCGCCGATGCTTTGGACAACAACTTTGACAAGATCCAGAACGTAAAGAAGGGCAACCCCTTCCGTATGGAGCTGAAGGTCGTTGGTAACATGACTTTGACCGGAAACCTGACCGGTGACGGTGTTGCTTCTTACTCAAGCCGTCAGGCCATCCTGCCCGCTCAGAAGGTAAACATGCGCGACCTGGTTCCGACTGCCATCTCTCCGACTGGCCTCTACGTTCAATACCGTGAGACCGGTTCCGAGGGTTCAATCTCTGTGCAGACAGAATGTAGCCCCAAGACGCAGATTGACTACGATTTTACCGAAATCAAAGTTGTTGAGGACTACATCGCCGGATTCGCTCGCTTTAGCAAGCAAATGGCGAAGCAACTCCCCTACATGCAGACAACTCTCCCCCGTCTGCTGCTGCGCGACTTCTACAAGGCTGAGAACGCTGCCTTTTACTCTGCCGTTACAACTGCCGCTACTGGTTCGACTGCTTCTGCCGAAGCTGACGACATCAAGTTTATCATGGACGCAATCGCTGCCCAGCTGAACAACAACTTTAACGCCAGCTACGCCGTGGTAAACCCCGTACAGATGGCTCGCCTGAATAAGCTGCTCTACACAAACGGATACTATCAAGGCTCCGGTGGTGTGGTAAGCCAGCCCAACGGCGGTATCACCATCAGCGGTACTCCTATCATCGCTGCCTCATGGGCAACGGATGACAAGGTGCTGATTATCGACGCCGACTACCTGGAGCGCGTGGAGACCGAGTCCATCACCATCGAGTTCTCAATGGAGGACAGCGACAACTTCCAGCGTAACCTGATCACCGCACGCATTGAGTGCATGGAGGACATCAACCTGATGCTCCCTGCTTCTGCTCTGTTCGCTGATCTCGGCAACGTATAAGATTGTCGGGTTTGGTTAATGTGTAACGTAAGGCCCCGCCCGTCTGGGTGGGGCTTTTTAAGATAAATCAATATCATGGTCTCATACAACAGTATCCTCGACATTGAGATAACATCCTGGCCATTGAACGAGCCGGTATCCCTTTCGGAGGCGAAGGACTTTTGCCGTATTGACATAGGCACGGATGACAATATAATCCTGGCATTGATTACGGCGGCACGCCAGCAATGCGAGGCATATACCAATATCGGCTTTGGACAATACGAGATGACGGTGGTGTTGAATAATGAGAATGGGGAGAGTTTACTGCCGTATGGGCCGCTGATTACAATCCTGCAAGTGACTGACGAGGATGGGAACATCCTAATCGCTGACGAGGGTTATACAACGTCCGGCAATCAGTTCGTGCGGCTTATGACGCCATGCGAGCGCAACATTACGGTCGAGTACATTACGGGGTACACTAATCTGCCGGAGGTACTCAAGACCGCGCTGCTTAACGCGATTTACTACCTTTATGACAACCGAAGCGAGGGAGCTGATGACATCGGTCCCATCGCTAAAATGTTACTAAAACCCTATCGCCGTGTATAAACTTAACCGGAGGGTCACGATATACCGTTACGATACCGTCCAAAATGAATTTGGCGGCTTGACGCCATTGCAGACGGGGTCCTGGACGAAATGGGCGGAGGCCGAGGACCGGGAGGGAACACCCAACCGGGACTACATGCAGGGGCAATGGGTTTATGACCAAAGTTTCATTTTTCGGTACGAACCGGCCCGGAAACTGAGGTCCAACGACATGCTTTTTTACGATAATGGGTTTTACAAAATTAACTCGATACAAATACGGAAGGAGGGCCATAAATGGCATGAATATGTCAGGGCCTCCAAAGTCGATACTAACATAAACTCGGACGCGCCAATGGATACGGATAACATCAAAGTATATAACGAGGCCGCCATCCAGGATGGGGATACTCAATTTACCGTAGCGGTATTGATTGGCAAGACCGTATTCGCGGCCTTCAAGGACGGCATCCAGTTTGTGACAATCACGACCGGAGTCCCTGCGGATAAGGAGGTTTTATTCAATAGTTCGACCGGTGAGCTGACGTGGAGTGTGGGATTTGCGGAGAATGAGATATTTACGATACTTTACTACTGATGCCACTACGCATACCATATAACCAACTGCCTGACCTTTCGCCTTTGCAGGACACGGACTTTATTCCGGTTCTGCGGCCTTTCGAGGACGAGGGCAAAACAACGGTGGGAGATATTTACAACTATGTGCGGCCTTACACGCTTTTTGTGTGTAATATGTCTCAGGCTGGGGCAGCGGCTCCGACAAGTGTGGACTTTGAAAATACGATTGGTTTTACTCCAATATGGACTTACATCGGAGCGGGGAGGTATCAACTTACTTCTGTCGGTCCCGACTTCCCAAACGGATATACCTGGATAATTGCGGAGCAACCGGTAGCGGGGTCGATACAGACGAGGTGGGTGGATGAGTACACCATAGACGTGCGGACGAGAAACAACGCCAACACCGAGGCAGACGATATACTTGACAAAAACGCCCTGGAAGTCAGGATTTACCCGGTACCACCGCCATGATAAATATAACCGACAAAGGGATTGATCAACTACTAAAAAAGTTTGACCGCCTTTCTGCCAAAAGTCAGGCGGAGGTGCAATCGGCATTGAATGACTGGGCAGACCGGACGGCGGCGGATGCAAAGGCTTTGGTCCGTTCTAATTCGTCGGATGAGGGCAATCTGTTAAATAGCATAAAACCCCTCTACGGGTCCGGGAGTGCGGCGGTGGTGGCGACGGCAAAGTATGCGGCCTATATTGAATTTGGGACGCGTAAATTCGCGCAAACCTATGTCGCAAGCCTTCCCGCAGATTGGCAGCAAATAGCCGCTAAAACAAAGGGAAGGGCCGGAGGGACTTTTAAGGAGTTCGTCCAGACATTGATTGGGTGGGTGCAGCGAAAGGGCATAGCCAGGGGACCGGAGGCGAAATCTGCGGCGTATAACATCGCCAAGAAAATCATGGTAAATGGTATCCGGCCGCGTCCGTTTCTTTACCCATCGTCAAACCGGAACCTCCCAATCCTGCTCAATGATATTAAAAAAATACTAATACAATGAAGGACGTAAACAGTGCGGTGCTTCAGGTTTATTACGAGGCGATAAATGCTATCCCGCTGCCGGTGTATGAGGGCGAGGAGCCGGACAATGTCACCGACCAGATTTACGTAGTGCTGAATGATGTGGTCGGAACGGAGACGTCCACGAAAAATAGCTCCGACGTTCAAGTGACCATTCAGCTTAGCGTGCATAGCTGGGCTATGAAATACAACAATTCAAAAAACCTGAACCTGGCCTGCGACTCAATTCTCCAAGCGATAAAACCGAACTCAAATAGTGTGCTCGATTTGTCCCCATTTGGGCTACAAATGTTAAATTTGATATTACAAACCGACCAGACGCAACGCTTTGGCGAATTGGCTGGGAAGGTTTATATTACAAGGAATTTGATATTTAAACAAGACATTTTTATCCTATAAACCAAAAAAAATAAAAAATGGCTGAACACAAAGTACAAGGTGGCACGATGCTCCTTTTTATTGATCCCGCTGGCGGTACATCCTACGACACCGTCGTATGTTTAACATCTGTTGGCAAATCCGACTCCGTGACGGTAGTGGATGCCTCATCCGCTTGCGGCCCTGATAAATCTCCCGGCACGGTGGAGATCTCCTACTCTTTTGAAGGTCAGCACCTGCAAGACCCTGCTGGTGGTACAATTTCCGGCACCGACCTCCGCACGCTGCTCCGCGCAAAGACGACCGTTGGCTTCAAAATTGCCCCGGTTTCTCCCGTGACTGGTGACGAGGTGGAGGAAGGTACTGGCTATTTTTCGGAGTTGAGCTCGACCTATTCTTTCGATTCGGTCGGGGTGTTTTCGGGCACCATCCAGCCCTATAATGTCCCTACTATTACCATCACACCGTAATCAATGGCCGAACATAAGGTACAAGGCGGCACGATGCTGCTTTTTATTGACCCGGCAGGTGGTACGAACTACGACACGGTCGTGTGTTTAACATCTGTCGGGAAAACGGATAGCATTGACCCGGTCGATGCTTCGTCCGCTTGTGGTCCGGATAAAAGTCCGGGCAAGGTGGCAATATCCTATTCATTTGAAGGGCAGCATCTGCAAGACCCGGACACGGGTAAAATCAGCGGCACATCGCTGCGGCAACTGCTGCGCGCCAAGACCTTTTTTGGCTTCAAAATATCGCCGGTGACTTCAGTTCTGGGTGACGAGATAGAGGAGGGCGTTGGATATTTTTCGGAGTTAAGCTCGACCTATTCATTCGACTCGGTCGGAACATTTTCTGGCGTTATCCAGCCCGTAGGTCAGCCAACGATAACCGTGGACACAACGCCTCCGATTGCGGTAAATGCGTTCCGTTTCTTTATCAATAATGAGGACGGCTCGTATGGTGGTGTCGGTTTGCTGGACATGTATTTTACCGAAACCATTGACGTTACTTTGTCCGGTGATTTACCTGGGTTTACAAGTCCGGTAACATTTACGAGCGTTACAAATGTA